AGACAGAACCTTCAGCGTACGAACCGTTCGAACCAAAGTCACGGTCGATCAGCTTGTCGTTCTGCACCAGACCCCAGTAAGTGGACGGCGAGACGATCACAAAGCGATCTTCCTTCGGCAGGAACAGCTTGTCCATCTCAGCAGCCTCAGTGTAGAGCGCATCTACAATGGTCTGGATGGTCGGAGTGACCGAACCCAAGTTGGTCGTCTTCGCAGCACCTTGGTCAGCTACAGCGCCGGATTCAGCAGCACGAGCAGTCTTAACAGCCAGCGAGATCAGCGAGCGGTCATAGGTCTGAGCCAGAGCGGCACCCATCTGGTTCGAGTATTCCGAGCGAACCTCGTAGTGGTTCTTGGCTTCGTCGATGTTCGAGATGAACGAGTGCGAGATCAGCAGATCGTCAATGGTAACGACCTTCTCACCATGCTCAACGGTCTCGCCAAGGATCTCAGTACCGGGAGTGTGGTACTCAGCGCCAATGCGACCGATTGCAGGGAATTGTGCCGATTTACCCGAGGTGATGTTACGAACACGAGTCTTATCAGCCATGATAGTTTGAGCGTTGAACGAGGACATTACCTCGCCCGAGAACACCTTGAGAAACAGGGCGTCGGTTGCGCCAGTCAGGTTAGCCTGACCTACGCGGCTAGGAACAGCATTTGCCATTTAGAGTTTTCCTTGTGGAATTGAAGTTTTGGGTGTTTTCACCTTCTCGACTTCACGCCACGTCCCACGAGGTTATCCGTCGCAACGGGCCTTGCGTTCTTGTGTTGTTTTTGTCTTTGTGGGTGGGATAGAGTTATGGAGACCGTCGCCTCACACGTACTCAGAGAGACTTCTCGGGGTGCGCTAGCAGTGTCCTTACCGGACAAGCGTGAGAAGTCGTTCAGAATACGTGAGTACCAACCCGTACTTACGCAGAGGGGTTGGCCTTATTCACTTTTTGGACCGGTTTGCCTTCTTGGAGATTACCTGTAAGTTGGACTTTCGGTTGTCGGTAGCCTTGCCGTTCTTGTGATCGACATCCTTACCTTTGAGAGCAGACTTTCCGTGCTTACGGATCATCATGCGTCGGGCCGCATTACGAGCGACCCTTTTAGCGACCTGTTCAGGCCTAGCTTGGTACTTCCGGTCGTATGCGGAATACTTACGGCCTGATGGTGCAGACACGAGATCACCTCCCTTCGGTTGATCTGTAATTACAGAATGCTCGACCGAGCCAATTTAGCTTCAACCTTAGCGCGGAACGCTGGGTTCTTGGCATACTCGGGGTTCTGCATGTCCTTCATGAGATCCGCAGTGGACTCATAGACAGCCACGCCACCGCCGCCGCCTTTACCGGTCAACTGACGGGTAGGCTCTGAACCGGTTGCGTCGGTATATTTGGTGTTCAGGTTCTCAACAGCCATCTTCACAGCATTAGGTTCACCACCAGCCAACACATCGTTGAACGCATCGATCTCAGCGTCACTCAGGTTGTCCGAGGCCCACGAGATCATCTCTCCGTAAGCTTCTTCTCCACCAACAGGTTCCAACAGTTGCGCACGTAGAGCATTCGCTTGAGCTTCCTGACCGGCGATATAGCTATCAACCATATCCTTGGAGATACCTACCTTCGCCAGAGCTTCGAGGCTCTCAGCAGTCAGTTCACCTTTCTCAGCGTACTCAGCACTTAGTGCGTCCATATCCAGACCGGCATCATCCACAGCCTTAGCTGCAGCTTCTTCACCCTCTTTGGGTTCAACCACCGGTTCTTCTGTGGGTTTACCTTGAGCCTTCTCGAGTTCACCGTAAGCTTTCGCCATGTCTTCTACGGTCTTGAACTTCTCAGGCAACCACTCAGGACGGTCCTCAGAGGTTTCATCTTCACCGGCCAACTTCGGTTCTTCTGCTTTAGCTGCAGCAGCAGCGGCCTCTTGAGCCGCCGCTTGTTCTTCGAGAGTTGGACCTTTGTCTTCAGTCGGGATGACTACAGCTTCGGCCATAACTTATCCTTGAGATTGGGATGCTTGTGCGATAGCTGCAGCGCCTTCCTTGGCGATAGCTGGAACGGCCCCTTTGACCATGTCCATTGTCTGAGCTTCTTGCATCTGTTGTTGTTGTTGAGCCGCTTCCTGTTCACGCTGTTCGTCGGACTTCATGAGACCGTCGAGGTCGATCCCCAGTGCAGTACCAATACGGGTGATGTAATCGCCAATGTTCATCTCAGACTGCAGGACTTCTGGACCCAGAGGTGCGAGTGCCTTGAGGAACAGATCGTACTTCGAGAGATCATGACCACGTCCCAGAGCTTCTAGGCCTGTAACGATGGTTGGCTTGGCGACACCCTTAGGCAGTGCTGGGAGTTTACGAGAGCGGGTTAGGCGGTCGATCACACGCATAACGTATGGTAGCTGGTATTCCTGCGAGAGGATCGAATAGACACCACCTAAGGCATCCTCGAGTTCACCGGCCATATACCGGACTTCCTCTGCAGTGACCCTGTCACCATTACGTTGCACCGCTGAGTTCATCAGGAATGCAAACGATAGACGTTCTGTGATCGTCGTGATTTGGTTCTGAGCGACCGACATATCGGCCTGTTTGTCCACTTGAAGCGTCTGAACGTCATCCCTCTGTCCACTGACAGCGGCACCGTTTGCAGCGTTCATAACGTCACCTGCCTTGGTAACCCCATTAGGTCGAACCAAGAACACCAGACGTGCTGCTGCAGCAGATCCTTCAAGCAGAGCCTTCGAGAGACCCTCTAGGGAAATAAGATCACCGAGGTATTCCTCGACGTATGAACGGCCATAATCTTCGCCATCGATACGTGTCCACCTCAGTGCCAAGATAGGTGACTTCTCTTTTGGCCACGATCCCTCTGATCCCGGGACGCGGACTCCGTTCACTTCTTGGTAGGATTTGATCTTAGTCTTCTCGAGGTAGAACTTTGTGTGAAGCTTAATCTCTGCCTTCGGATTGACTTCTCCTTCATCACCCTCGTTCTCAGCGACTAACGCTTTGAGATCTTCAGGCAGCGACAGAAACGCCATGTCTTCTTCAATGATCACTTCTAGCATCGACCCCATCGGATCCCTTACGACTACGTAACGGTTCAGTGGGAATACTCTGGTGCCACCTTCCTTAGGGAGGTAGAGGAGGACGTTACCAGCAACGATAAGATGCTTGAGTGTCTCGAAGTGAGCCGACCGATCACCGCTATCCTCGATGGATTGCATGACAGACCGTTCGTATTTTCCTAGAGCTTTATCAACCTTGGCTCGAGCGCCTTTCTCCTGTGCGATCTCTTCAACCGTGAAATCATCCACCTTCATCGAGAAGAACGGAGAGTTAGGCGGGAAGAGAGACAAGAGGAGTTTAGAGGCGAGGTTGTTGACACCACGCGCCCCCACACCTTGATAAGGCGTAGGGAAGTTCGTGTATTTACCAGCGTTACCCTCAGGGATCAGCGTGGGAAGTGTCAGCTTGGAACACTCCCGCGCTCGCTTCAAGTATACCTCACGGTCCTGCGCGAGTAGTTCATACCGCGCTTGGCAGGTACCTTGGTTTTCCATGAGTTATCTCCGGTGCGGGATTAGACTCCCGTCTTCTTTGGAATGCCTCCAAGCTGGGTAGTTCGGCTTGCGGCGACATCTGGTTTAGTGATCTTGTAGCGACTCAAACCCTTCCGCTTCTGGTCCTGACTGTTGGAACCTCGAGCCTGTTTAGGACTGGACTGTTCGAGTACAGGCGGCGGTGCTGGGGGCGGGGGTGGGGCTTCAATCTTAGGTGCGGGACACATACTTAATCTCCTTCGAGGATACTTCTGTTTTGTTCTTCGAATACCGACCGGATGTGACGGATTAGGTCTACCTTACCGGCTTGGAACCATATCTCTCGATCAGGTGTGTTCAGTGATGGGGATTGGTCAGGACAGATGCCCTCGAGGTACTCTAAGAGTTCTTTGGGTATATGAGGGATGCCCTGCATGTTGAATCCTTGGGTTATCCTTGTCTCTAGGGGTGGCAGTAATTGGAAAAAAAAGAGAGGCCCGAAGGCCCCTCTCTGGGTAACGCTTGTTATCACGTTGGTTTCTCTAGGTATTCTTTGAGTTTCTCAAAGCCACCTATGTGTTTCTTATCGACACCCTTGGTTTCCTCGAGGAATACTTGAGGTACCGTCCGGTGACCCATACGGAGGATATCCGCACGAGCTTCATCATTTGTTAGAATGTTGATATAGCGATAGGAAAGACCCTTGGTATCCAATAGGTCTTTCGCTTTGTCGCACCACGGGCATTGGTGGTGACCATAAATGATGTAGCGCATTAGGCCGTGAGAGCCTCCCACGAGACCGGAAACAGCGGCTGGATAATTTCACCAATCTGCTTCGCCAAGTCCTGTGTCTCCTTCTGTGCGTGGCTGTCAGTCCGTTGAACGTACAGGTTCGCCAGAGAGAACAGGTTCCCCGTCATGATGACTTCGGTGTACATGGACTGAGGGAGGACCATACGGGCTTGCTCAGGGGCTACACCTGCCGACAGCATATCTCGGTAAAGGTCCAAGCTGTGCATCTGGTGTTTGAAACAACCGTCAACGACAGACTGTTCACCAAATCCCTGCATCCGCAGGAATGTTACCTCAGTATTACCTGAACCTTGCTTTACGTTACCTGCACGTTCCCTCCAAACATCCGGCACGAAGAACTCAGGTTCATCATCTACGTACCGACGAGATACCTCGTTATAGACGATCCCTGTGGTGTGCTTCATGATCTGCCGAGCTACGAAGATAGGCATCTTCAGGTGGATTGAGATCGCGGTGTGAGCGAAGGGGGTCCAGTGAGGGGGCATCTTGCGGATATGGTTCAAGAGGTCGTGAAGAGGTTCAACATCTCCCCAATCGTAATTGTCACGCTCATCCATAACATCCCAAACAATACTTTCCCAATCCCCACTCGTGCAGCCCCTTGCGAGGAACGCGATGAGGGACTTGTCGGCAGAGGAGAGTACGGGCCTTTTCTCCTCGTAGTCCCAATCCTTCTCCCAAGCACTCGTCTTACCGAAGCTAACCCTTGCGGCATTCACCACGGACAGGTCCGTACCCATGTGGTCGATGTATGTTGCTTTCATTGTGTTTTCACTCTCAAAAGGTAAGCCTTGCGGCAGGTAAGGCGGCGTCTATTGTCTTCTGAAGAACTTGCTGTTTCATCAGGCGTTCCTCCATTTACCGTTAGTGTTCGCGAAGGTTTTCTTCATGCGAGACCGGGAGTTGTGGTTGTAGATGACGATGCCTTCAGGGATGTAACCTTGCTCACCCGCGGAGACCCAAAGATCGGCCATTACCTGATCGATAACCTCGGCGCTGCTTGGCCCGTTGTAGAGAACGGCAACCTGCTTGATGCACTCAGGGAGACTCTCGGCGGGACGGAAAGTGTCGAACAGGAAGAACTGTTTCTCGGTCAACATATGAGGGTTATTCTGGATGCCGGGACCAGCCCACTCACCATAGTGATAACCATCACCCAACTGAGCGAGTTCTTCACGATGCTCGAAGCCCCAAGAGGCGAACCCCATGTTATCATCACCGGGTTTGATCAGACGGGTACGCGATTGGAACCCTACCACTTCGCCATCTCTTACGATTACGCAAGCATTAGTCCCATCGATCTTCTCGGTGATCGTGATGTTATTCCCCCGGTCACGCGGGGTTTTAGGCCATCCTTTGAACTCGACGCCGCCTTCTGCGGGGGAGAGAGTGTAATCAAACATTGTGATTCCTTTCGAAGATTGCTTTCAGCTTCCCTTTTTCGGGATGCCGATGGACCCACTGCCCAGTGTCGGGGTGGAGGTGTTTACGGAAGCGGTGGCCAAGCGTATTCTCAGCCACCGTTGTTTCTCTTTTGGTGTCACCGGATGGGACATGCACCAGTGGCACAGCCTTCATCCTGAAGTTCCTCGAAGCTATTG